ATGTACGTCTGTTGGTAGTAAGAATGCAGGTAAAGTAAGGGCTTCTAAGTTCTTACTGGTTGACGATATGATAGGCGGAATTGAAGAAGCAATGAACCCTATTACTCTCGATAAATTGTGGGATAAATACGCTGTAGATGCACGGCAGAGAAAGATACAGGACACAGACGGTAAGAACTGCAAGGAGATACATATTGCCACCAGATGGAGCGTACACGACGTTATAGGGCGCATCCAGAATATGTACGAGGGAAATCCAAGAGTAAAGGTTATTGCGGTACCGGATGTAGACCCAGTTACCGGAGAAAGCAACTTTGAATATGAGTTCTCCGGTTTTACAAAAGAGTTTTTTGAAGACCAACAATTATTGATGGACGACATATCATATCGCTGTCTCTACAAACAGGAGCCGATTGAGCGAGAGGGATTGCTGTTTCCGGAAGATAAAATACGCCGGTATCTTAATTTGCCACATGGAGAGCCAGAGATTGTAACCGGTCAGTGCGATACAAAGGGAAAAGGAACGGATTACTTTGTTTTGCCGGTATTGCAAAAATACGGAGAGGATTACTACTGTGTAGATTGTGTTTGCGATAACACCGCAGATTATGAGATGCAGTATGAAAATGCAGCAAACGTTCTGGCAAACAATAAAGTTCAGGAATGTGAATTTGAGAGAAACGCCGGCGGAGACCGTGTCGCAATGGAAGTAAACAAGCGTGTCGAAAAAAAAGGATGGATATGTAACATTACTGACACACCGACGGAGACAAACAAGGAAGCAAGGATTTTCCAGTGCTCTAACTGGATATTACAGAATGTTATATTTAAAGACTCATCACTATATAAGCCAAATGAGCCATATGGAGTAATGATGTCTCTTCTCAAGAGATATTCAGTGTCCGGTAAAAAGCAATTGGATGATGTGCCGGATGTATTTTCAAACTTTGCGCTTAGAGTGACAAATGGAAATAACGTATCCAAAGTAGAAGCGGCAGTAAATCCGTTTAGGAGGTATTGATATGACAACAAAGGACTATCTAAACCAAATAAGCAGGCTTAACCGGATGATAAATAATAAGCTAATAGAGCTGGCACAACTTAAAGAACTGGCATGCAGCATATCGTCAATTACAAATGAAGAAAGAGTAATGACAACTCCAAATTTTGACAGGATAGGCGCGAAGCAGGCAAAGATTGATGAAATGGAAAGGAAGATCGATGCACTGGTTGATGATTATATCATTAAAAGAGATCAGATTGTCAGTCAGATAGACAGCATGGAAGATGAGAATGTCTATAATGTGTTGTTTTCAAAGTACATAGAAAAAAAGACATTTGAGGTTATTGCAACCGAAATGAATTACTCTTGGAGACAAACAATAAGGCTTCATGGAATTGCATTAAAAAAATTTGAGCAAAAATATGGAGCAACTTATTTGTAAAATGTCATAGAATGTCATATTGAAAAAATGATATAGTTATAATCGAAGAAGTCAACAAATAGTTGAACACTTTACCATCCCCCATTGAAAGAGCATCGAAGAGAAATCTCCGGTGCTTTTTCTTTTGAAAAGAAAAGAGGA